GCCAGATAATATTATTGAGAAAGATATTAATGAAATGATTATGAATGGTCATTCTCAGAGTGAAATTCTTGATATTATAAATTATAATACTCACTCAGGTTTAGGTCTTAAAATGAAATTGAACGCATGGAGCAAATGCTAATGAATGTGAAACTGATTAGTTATAGTATGGTATCCAAAGAGTTATTTGATGCTGATAATTCATTAAGAGATGTACAGGGATTAATTGCATATTGCGCTCGTGTTTCAAATCCGTCAAATCAAATTAATTCAGAAACATCTGAAAAACTAATCAAGTATCTGATTAAACATCAACATTGGTCACCGCTTGAAATGGTCAATGCTTGTTTAGAAATACAAACAACAAGAGATATCGCACATCAAATTGTTCGTCATCGTTCCTTTTCTTTTCAAGAGTTTAGTCAGAGATATGCGAACCCTGAAGAACAAGGTGAGATGTTTGAATATAGCGAAGCAAGGTTACAAGATACGAAGAACCGTCAAAACTCTATTGATGTTGATGATGAAAAATTACAACTTGATTGGCTACATGCACAGATGCGTATTGCGTATCTAGCCAAAAAAGAATACGACTGGGCAATTAAAAACGGCATTGCGAAAGAGCAAGCAAGGAAAGTATTACCAGAAGGTATTACAAAAACAAAACTTTATATGAATGGAACGTTGCGTAGCTGGGTACACTATATACAACTACGTGGCGCTAATGGTACACAGAAAGAACACATGGAAATTGCTCATGCTTGTGCTAAAGTTATAAGCGAGATTTTTCCACTCATGAACAATCTAAGGGAAGAGAAATAATGTCAAACTATTTACCAACACTCTATCAACAATTCATTCATCTGTCTCGTTATTCTCGTTGGTTACCTGAAGAGGGTCGACGTGAAACTTGGGAAGAAACTGTAAATCGTTATTTCAATTTCTTCACCGAACATTTGAAAGATATGCATGATTATGACGTTGGTAGTATTCGTAAAGAGTTAGAAGAGGCTGTTCTTTCCTTACAGGTGATGCCATCGATGCGTTGCATAATGACTGCTGGTGAAGCACTTAAACGTGAAAACATTGCTGGCTATAACTGTTCGTATGTTGCTGTTGATCGTATTCAAGCGTTTGACGAAATTCTTTATGTGTTAATGAATGGCACAGGTGTTGGATTCAGTGTTGAGCGACAGTATGTAAATGAACTTCCTCGCATTGCTGATGACTTCCATGAGACAGATACGACTATTGTTGTTTCTGATAGTCGCTTGGGTTGGGCAAAAGGTTTGAAAGAACTTGTTGGCATGTTGTATGTTGGTCAGATGCCAAAATGGGACTTATCAAAACTTCGTCCAGCAGGTGCTCCTCTCAAAACTTTTGGTGGTCGGTCAAGTGGACCTGATCCTTTAGATAGTCTGTTTACTTTCTGTGTTGAGAAGTTTCGTAGTGCTGCTGGTCGTAAACTCTCATCACTTGAATGCCATGACATCGTTTGTAAGATTGCAGAAGTTGTAGTTGTTGGTGGTGTTCGTCGCTCCGCATTGATTAGTCTTTCAAATCTTTCTGATGACCGTATGCGTCATGCAAAATCTGGTCAGTGGTGGAATGATGAAAGTCAACGTGCATTAGCAAATAACTCTGCTTGCTATACAGAAAAACCAGACATCGGTATCTTCATGGATGAATGGAAGTCACTATATGATTCCAAATCTGGTGAGCGTGGTATCTTCAATCGTGAAAGCGCAAATAGGATGGCTGAGATGAGCGGTCGTCGTAAAGTTGAAGACTATGAGTTTGGTACAAATCCATGCAGTGAAATTATTCTTCGTAGCCGTCAGTTCTGTAATCTATCAGAAGTTGTTGTTCGTGCATCCGACACGAAACAAACTCTTCTCAACAAAGTTCGTTTGGCTACCATTCTTGGTACATTCCAATCAACTCTTGTCAACTTCAAATATCTTTCAAAAGCATGGAAGAAGAACTGCGAAGAAGAAAGACTTCTTGGTGTTTCTCTGACAGGTATTATGGACTGTGAACTTACAAATGGTAAGAAAGGCGATTTGAAATCTTTACTTGAAGAACTCAAAGCAGAAGCAGTCAAGACAAATAAAGAAATGGCTGAAAAAATTGGTATCAATCAGAGTGTTGCTGTAACATGCGTTAAACCATCGGGTACAGTCAGTCAGTTGGTTGATGCTGCATCTGGTATTCATGCTCGTCACAATCCATATTACATTCGCACAGTTCGTGGTGATAAGAAAGATCCATTGACGAAGATGATGATTGATGCTGGTTTTCCAGTTGAAGATGATGTAATGAATCCAAGCCACACTTCTGTATTCTCTTTTCCAATGAAAGTTGAGAAAGGTGCTGTGTTCCGTACAGACATGGACGCAATCGAACAGTTAGAAATGTGGTTGACATATCAAAAGCATTGGTGTGAACATAAACCATCTGTTACAATCACTGTCAAAGAACATGAGTGGATGCAGGTTGGCGCATGGGTATATGACAACTTTGATTACATGAGTGGGATCAGTTTCTTACCATTCTCAGAGCATTCATATAAGCAAGCACCGTATCAAGATATTGAAGAAAAGCAATATGAAGAAGTGTCGAAAATGTTGCCAAAAGAAGTTGATTGGTCAAAACTTTCTGAATATGAATTGACCGATACAACTTCTGGTTCACAAGAATTAGCTTGTACTGCTGGAGTATGTGAGATTGTAGATATAACTTAAAACACGCATGGAGAAAATTAATGGAAAAAATAAAAAGAAGCATAGCGTGTAATGACTGTGGTGCTGAATATATAATTATGTATGACGATGAAGATTCTATTGAATATTGTCCAATGTGTGGTTCTGATGGTTTTGATGAAGAATACGAAGATGATGATTTTGAAAGTAATTTCATTGATGACGATTATGAATAATGTGGTATTATAACGGTGAACCATTTACCAGTGATATGATTGAAGACTACATTGGATTCGTATATGAAATTACTGACACTCGTAATGGTATGAAGTACATCGGTAAAAAAGGTTTAATGTCAAAAAGAAAACTCCCTCCTCTCAAGGGAGCAAAGCGAAAGAGAACGAAGATTGTTGAAACTGACTGGCAAGATTATTATGGCTCAAATGAAACTGTCAAAGCATTAGTAGAAGAACTTGGTCCAGAAATATTTCATCGAGAGATTGTTAGATTGTGTAAGTCGAAAGGTGAACTAAATTATTATGAAGCACAACGGCAATTTGAAACAGACTGTCTATTGAAACCTGATGAATATTATAATGCATTTATTGGAGTTAAAATAAATCGCAGTCATCTATTGACAAAGAGTAAAACATGAGTTATAATAATTTTGACTATAAAGATCCACCACATGAAAACGAATCTTGGTATCAATTCCTTGTTCGTAAATTGAG